CCCTCAGAATCTATATGCTCCTGCGCTTCCTTCCATCTGGCATAAGACTGGCAGTATGCAGCAAATGCCGCCATATCCACCTCGGTCAGAACTCCCATCTGGTTCATCAGATCCGCAAGTCGTTCCCACTCTTTCTTCGCCTCTGGAAGCAGCCACTCCGGACAGTCAGGCATTCCCTTTGCCGGAACTGGCTCTTTCGTATTCAGTTTTCTTTTACCTGGATTACCCTCCAGCTTCTTAACCGCTGTAGGCTTTGGCTTTCTTCCTGCCACTGGAATCCCCTCCTTCCTTAATTTTCTGCACACCCAAGAAATCAATTTCTTGGGTTATCGCGGTGCTCGTCAAATGCTCATGCAAGCATGGCATTTTCCTTACTACTCGTGTAAATAAAAGGACCATGTATTTCTACACGATCCTCATGATGAATATCTATATGTATTTTAAATTTCCAGTTATTAACTCATCTATTTTCCCATCAAATATCTCTTCAAATACTTGCTCACATGGTATCCTGCACATTCGCCTCTCTTTTGAAGTATCTTGAACCCTGAATGCTGTTTGATCTTTTCCTAAACAAGTATTCATATAAGAATCGATGTATGGCATAGCATCCTCTTTCGTAAAGCTAATTTCTTTTTTCAGCCTTACAAACGATGACAATACACTAATACATCTAGCTCCGCCTATACTGATTACACCATTTCTGGCATTTTTATCATCAGAACAAAAGACATAGATTTGTTCACCGAACTTCAAATTCAGCACTTGCAATAAGACATATGACTTCAGTTCTCCGAGATTTTGTCCCTCGCCGATAGTGTCACAATCATCTTGCAGTTGCTTCAAAAAATCTTCTCTACTTATACTGCGGCAGTCCATTTGAGACACAAGAACAAACTTCTCTTCAAAATATCCATCTTTATATGCATCGCACGCAGTTTTAAGCATTCCTGCATATGCGCTGATAGCCCATTCACCATAGACTCCTGATAATTCATCCAGTATCATTTCATCGTCATACATACATATTGATTTTGATTCAATTTTCGACTGAAACCATTCTGGTGCCCCAGCTATATTGTGACGCATGATTTCTACTTGAATCTGTTTATGACAATAAAAGCAATAACCTGGCATTGCCATAATTTTGTCTATTAATTTATTATGATCATCCTTGGATATAAAGTCAGTATCCAGCAAGGCATATTTTTCATTTGCCATATACTCACCTTATTTTCGATTCCGAAATTCCTTTCCGATTTTTTCCAAGTATGCCCTATCAGATTCCTCTCTACTATCCACAAGTAATTCGTGTTCAGAGTTAAAAGCCAGATTATCCAACAAACTTCCATAGCGGAGTAAACTTCCACTATTCTGCTGCCACTGTTCTGCTTTTCCAGTCAATTCAATTCTGATTGCAATGCTTTCACTTTTTTCTTGATAAAGATTTCTGGCCTTCTCTTCTGTAATCACACCGCTCTCTACTAAGCGCAATACAACTGCTTTGTAAGGAAGCGCAAACAAATCCATAAGAATCAGCACATCATCAATCCCCATATTCTCTTTTGAGATTCCAAACATCTTAAACTGTTCTATCACACTGGCATCCGGCATCAAAAGCAACCCTGCAAAAGCATTTGCTTCAAGATCTTCCTGCGTAGCTGCTACTTCATCAACCGTTTTTGAATCCAATAAAGAACCTGATGTAATAGTGCTGGTATTAATATCCTCTGCATAGCAATGAATATGATATAACTCATGTGCCGTTGCAAAAATCTGCTTACACATTGGCAGTTCTGTATTCACACACAAGAAAATCGTACCCTTCTTCACAAAGGTAAACGCCCATAATTCATCATCCCTAAATGGATAACGAAGCACTTCAAGAGCCAGTTCCCTCTTACGTGCATAATTTGAAACTATGCCAAAAATAGATTCTCTAATAATGGTATTTCCACAGTAATTTACAGCAAAAGCCTTTGATAAATCATTTATTTTTTGAAATTGCTTCTCTTGCTTATAAAACAAGTTTTCAAAAAAAGTATCTCTCATTATGCCTCCCAAGGTTTCATCATAGCCATACCATTATCTCTAACTCGACTATGGAAAAGAATCATGTTTGAAAGCTTATCAGCAATATTAAGTGCTTCTTTAGCTTCCTCTGATTCAACTTTTCCCATGAACGCATGAACAATATCTGTATCAACAGAATCTCCCTGAAGCTTGGTAAGTTCTTCCATCTTAACACCCAAGAACTCTGCGATACGCTTCAGTTCTATCGCATTAATCATTCTTGAACCATTAAGCATCTTACTTATTGTCTGTTTATTTGTCTGCAATGCCCCTGCCAAATCTATTTGTTTTCTATTCTGTTTTTTAAGAATTGCTACAATATTTGCAGCTATCATGGAATTCACATCAAACATATTAACTTCCTCCAATCAACAAAAGTCATTCTACCTCATGCTTATTATATGTCACACACGAATTAAAGTCAATATTATAGTTACCATTTTATATCATTTTATTCATTTAGTTTCCATTTCAGTTACTGCAATTCTACGATACCCCCCTCTTCCATTTCGCGATTTTGCACAGAAGAGGGGGCGCCGGTCTTGGAGACTAAGGCCTGTAGAGATTCAAGTACCCCCTACCCTTGCTCCATCAGAACCGATATTCCTTGAATCTATCCTCGGTCATTGTCTTTACATTATGATGATGCTCACATAAAGGCTGCCAGTTCGACCTATCCCAAAAGAGTTTCTGGTCTCCACGGTGTGGTTTGATATGATCCACAACTGTAGCCATAGTGATGTGCCCTTCTTCATAACACTTCACACAGAATGGATTGCTCTCTAAGAACTTCCTTCTCTCACGCTGCCACTTG